GTGCTACATCACCAAATAGGTCACTTGCTTTAGGCATTTGTGCCATAAGGTTAGTTCCTTTTCGTTAAGTGTGTTATTAGTTCTCTGACTTAGGGTTGGCTTTAGCAATGAAATCATTGTATAAAGCGCGGTATCCCTTAGCAAGAACTGGGTCGGTTGTTGCATCAGCCTTAGCCTTATATGTTGCTGCTTTTACAAGCGCATCATTTGTGGCTTCGTCTGACATTTTAGTTGCTGTGCGCTTAGGGCCACCTGCAACTGATTTAGATAATGCCGTTGCTAGGTCAGATTCAAGTTTTACTGACTTCTCTACTGCGGCCTCTTTATCCGCACGCAAAGCATCAATCTCCGACTTGACCGATTCCATAGCACTCTTAACGGCTTTCTCAACTACATCTTCAAGAGATGTAACCTCTGTGGCTTCAACAGCCTCAGAAACTTCTTCAGCAACAGGCGCTTCTTCAGCGGCAGGTGCTTCTTCCACAATAGGTGCTTCCTCTGTATCAGCAGATTTGGATGCTTCATCTGTTGCGGTTTCTTCGTCTTGTTCAATATTTTTTGCAGCCATGCACTTATCGCACTTGCCACAATCGCCGTCTGCACAGTCTGGCATATCTGCCTTTGTTTCTGGGTCAGCGGCTAATTCAATTGTTTCTTCCATAACTTCTCCCTCTGCTTCTTCGCCTTCGTACCAAGCAAGTAGATGATTTACTGCTTCCATTAAATGAGCAATACTCATACGCTCATCTGAACCTTCTGCTGCCATTTCATTTGCTTCCACAACAATAAGGTCTGCAAGTGCTTTACGCGCCTTGTCAAATAAGTCCTTATCGTACTTTGCAGAATCAGGTGTCAAAGACTTAGCCAATTCTGTAATCTGCTTAATTGTTTCCATCTTTGAACCTTTCGCGCTCATTTTTGCTACCACGGACGGTAGGGGTGCTTTGTATTCATGTAGTTCCTCTACTTGAACCAAACTTGATTCGCCTTCAACTGCTTTAGCCAAAATCAATTTGGCTGACGGATTGGCAGGTCTATCCACTAAACTGACTTCAATTATCTGCCCGTCTACAATGCGTCCGTTAGCGGCTTTGATGTCACGAACAACGCGTGGAGATTTAATGCCAATAGAAAATCCTTGGTATACACCAGTCTCTACTTTCTTGGCGGCAAGCGGGTCTACAACATGCACACCAATATAGTGACCATCATTCTTTGCTTCGTATTCCTTTGCGATACCAGCGGCTGATGGACCATGCATCTCTCGGATGTTTCCGCCTGACTTAAACCAGCGAGGCATTGCTTCATCTAACCACTTAGGGTCACAAATCTGTGAGTCCAAATCTAATGTGTCATCTGTTGCCTTGCCGTACACCATAAGTGTTCCGTCATCATTTTTGTCATACTTGACAATTTGCGCATATCCTGTTGCGTAATCCATAGCCATTGTTTTCTCCTTATGCCGAGTACTGAACGACTATTGCGCCAGCGGTTGTTCCTGCGGATGAAACAGCGTAAATGATATCCCCGCCATTAACCCAGATTTGATAGTTAGCACCAGCGGCTAATGTGCGACCTTTAGTAGCGCCTGTTGCAGTAACATTTGATGCGCCAATAAAAATTGAAGCGGAATCATTATTATAGATTTGAATAGCGCGTCCTTGACCAATGTAATTAGGCAGGGTCGCAATTACTGTTGCCGTTGTAGCAACTGTCGCATTGATTGTCTGGAAAGCCATTTTTTCTCCTTGTTAGGTTACTTATTGTATCTTTTATTCTTCAAAATCGGTTGAATCATTACTTGCATTTGGGTCAAAGTATGGCGCTAATGCACACATACAATTCGGATGGGCTGGCGGCTCTGAGTCACCTGATGGGAATGTATCGTCAATACCTATAGGGGAAGCATCTGCGTTGTCTTGACATTCTTCGCAACCTTCTGCAACCAGCCATTCAACCATTTCAACTTGTGCATCCTCATAAGCATTACGAGAAGCAACAGACATTGCACGACTTGTTTCTGTCTGAGCAATTATTAACGCTTGCTGTGGGTCGTCAATAATGACATCAATCATTTTAGCGGTTTCTTTGGTTGTAAAGCCTTGCTCTAAACCTCTTGCGAGCGCAGTACCAATGCGGTCTAATTTTGTATGTATTACATCATCCGCAATTGTTACCTTACGAGAATCCAATAAACTTTGTAGCCCGCCTCGTGGTCGTACTAATGCCGCGGCACTTTCGTTTCCGGGTTTCCAATTTGCCCAGTCCACCGCAACGGCAACGCTGGCATCTTTCTTTAAACCTTTCAGGCGGGTCTTAGCGACCTTGGTACCAAATGTGTAACCATCAGCATACAGGCGAGCAAGTGCCACCTGCATTGGCTTTTTATTAGTTACAGCCTGTACCAGTACCCAATCTCTAGCCGTTTGAGGCGAGACTGAGCCACCTGCGGGGTGGGTTTCAGCCCATGAACGGGCTATCGCATCACCATCTATAGCAAGTTTGAACGCCTTACGGATTCGAGTTGCTTGTTGTGCGATAAGTCGAACTGTTGCCTTCTGCTCTGGGAAATTCATTAGATACCTAGATAATGCTCTGCATACCAGCGTGCTGAATCAACATCCTTTGTCTCAACAAACTTGTTTAGTACATCAGCATAAGTTACATCAAGTGCCTTAAACTCAAATGCGCGTGTAGGGTTTCCCTTGCGTAGCCAGCGAATAAACTTTTTGACTTCTTCTTCAGCATCCGTTGGTTTTGCTACAGGTACATCTTCAGGTTTTGTAGGTTTTGACTCTGCTGGTGCATCAACTGGCGCATCTGAACCAAATCCCGCGAATGGGTCAATAGGTTCCACGGCTGGTTGCACGCCTTCAGGACCAAAGAAAAATACGCTGTTACCAGCAACAAGCATTGGCATATCAGCCTCAGGTGTTTCCACCAATGGCAAACCAAGTTCAGCGCGGTTTTCATTAAGTGTTATCGCGCCATTCTTGCGGCGAACATCATCTCTTGCTGCCGCCATCTGTGTATTGGTGCGCTCGCTTGGTGCAAGACGGAATTCCAATTCGCGTGGCATACCAAGGAAGCGATATGACAATGCGCTAATCATCTGTGATACCCAGTTAGCGGTTGGGATAATTCCAATTGCTTCGCCTGATTCAGACTCACCTTGCTGGATACCAGACGCACCTAAACCGCTTGAACCATTAAATCCAATCTCGGAAGGCAAAACTCCAAAGTGACCTGTGATGGATGAAACCAAATAGTTGTCCATTGCATCACTAAACTTGTCTGAGTAACCTTCTTCAAAGTGCAATTTTCCACCGGGAACAAGAAGGCGCATACGATTACGCTGTGCTGTTTGTCCTGATAGGTCATCATTGTAGATATCTTCATATGCTCTGATTTGGTCAGGCGTCATTGAAGTTGTTTCAGGTAACTCTAGGTATGACTTAGGCATTGTGCCATCTGTGAACTCTGAACGAATCCATTGCTGGCGGCGCAAATAAATGTCCGCTAGTGGCAAACAACGCTCTGTTGGGCTTAATCCGTAGACGCTATTAGCACGGCGGTTACGAACAAAATAAGCAAGGTCATCTGAAGTAAACTCGCCATCTGCATCCTCATCATCTATACCTGCATTGAATTCTGAACGCGGAAATCCAAATAAAATCTGTTGAAATGCTGGACCAATACTAGGCTCTGGGCGCATACCACGGTCATCAAGTAAAGGTTTAATAGTTGAGCCATCAAGGATTTGGAACCCTCTGATATCCCCGCCTACAGTTACTTGTGGCCATATAGCCCAAGCATCAAGGACATCAATTTCTTCCATTGCCATGCTAAGCCAGTCGCAAAATGCTAAACCGTTTTGTGGGTCAGGCGTTTCCCAAAATGCACGCATACGACCAATCTCGGGTGATAATTTTTCACGCGCTTCTGCAAGTGCTTGTAAATGATTTCCACCTGATTCAGAAATAATGCGCTCTGTTGCGGTTTCGCTTAGGACAATGTCCCAATCAAGACCAGTTATTTTTGCTTTGCGCACTTCGATACAACGGCGCACAATGTCAATCTGGTCGGACACGGCGCGTAGTGTCTTAAAAGGTACTAGGCGGTTATCGCTTACATTTATATTTTGTGCTACTTGGAATTCATAGCGGCGTGGGTCAGGTCGTCCAGTATCAGGGCGAAGCGGGTTAATAGCACCCGGCAGAATAGGCATACCCGGGGCGAATGGAACGCTAGCAAGTAATGGGTTACGCGGTAATGCTGTACTGACATTGCTACCATATTGTGTCTGTGCAATACCAGCGGCACTTATCATCTGTTGCATGGTCATGGTGCCAGCACCAGCAGGAAGGTTTGGTGCTTTTACTATTTCATCAGCGACGCGTTTCGCTATGCGGTCAAGCAGACCCATGTTGGCTCCTATTGGTATTGTTTGCTTATGAA